GGAGGTGAATCGCACAACCAATGCTTACAAGTTGTCTGCAGCAGGCTTGCCTATGAACAAAGATTCCTACGGACCAGGTACAGTGCTGATGGGTAATGATTACTGCTACTCATATATAGTACACTTCTTGGCGCCTCGTGGCTTTGGCTCTTGGTATAGCGTGAGCACTGCGGGGGTGGGCGCGCGCCATTGGGCTGGCGATCGCGCGGACGCTTCCAGGGATGTTTCGTTTCGGTCGGGCCTTTTAATTGGATAAATGTCGCCGCGAGCGATAGTGAGCGGCTACCATTATAGTTCTTTGACATCTTGAAATAAGTTTGCGCCTCAAAAGGAAATACCCTATTTTTGCCCGCATGTCAGAATACCTGCTCATCGAAAAGAAGATCCGGGACATGATCTTGTACAACAATATCATGCTTCGGCAATTTCCAAAGTTCGAGAAGTTTCTGCTGGCAGCCAAGATCCGGGACCTCGGTTACGATATCCTGGAGTTGGCTGTTGCAGCCAACAAGCGGTACATCAAAAAGACTTCGTTTTCGGAGTTTGATGTGAAACATGAAACGCTAAGGCAGTTGATCAATCTTTCGTTTGAGTTAAAGTATATTGACAGCCAGAAGCACCGGGTGAGCCAGCTTAATATTGATGAAGTTGGCCGTATGTTGGGTGCCTGGATGAAGGCTAATACAGGGTGATGCTTGAATATGTTTAATGGCGCCTCTTGGCTTTGGCAATTGGAATAACATGAACAATGCCGGGGTGGGCGCGCGCAATTGGAATAACAATCGCACGAACGCTAACAGAAATGTTTCGTTTCGGTCGGGACTCTTAACAAAAGCCGTAAGCCGGAATCTCAAGGGATACCGGAGTGGACACAGTTAAAAGGGAGCATCATCCTTGTCATTGCGACAGAAATTAAAGGGCGTGGCCATTCGAGTAGCAATAATGCGAAAGTCTGGCCACCTCGCTTTTTTATATGAGAAGAGTAGGGGAGTTAAAATCTCTGTGGTGTAATTACGAGGCTCTCCTTCAGGCATGGGGTGAGGTGAAAAGAAATAAAAGCTATTTCTTTTCGCTACTGGCCTACGAACAAAACCTGGCTGTTAACCTGAGTGGTGTGCTGATAAGACTTCAAGACGGAAGTTATCAGCCGCGAGAATTAAGGACATTTTACGTCCATGATCCTAAGACCAGGCTGATAGAAGCCCCTTACCTGGAAGATCGTATCGTTCAACATGCTCTACTGATTGTCATCCGGGATATCATCGAGCGGCATTTCATTCATCAAAACTATGCCTGTCGCCGCCAGCGCGGTACCCATGCAGCCAGCGACCAGTTAAAATCCTACTTGGTAAACTATAAGGGCGAAGGTTACTTTCTGAAGGTGGATATCGAAAAGTTCTTTTATTCGGTGGACCACCGGGTACTGGAGGGGCAGCTGGGCCGATTAATTAAATGTGCCCCGACACTGGATCTTCTCAAAAAGTTCTACGCTAACGATTCCGGACGAGGCCTACCCCTGGGAAATGTTACATCCCAGGTGCTGGCTAACCTTGCCCTTGACCCCATTGATCATTTCATCAAAAGGGAGTTGAAAATAAGGCATTACGTGCGGTATATGGATGACCTGGTACTTTTATCCAAGTCCAAAGAACAGCTGCAGAATGCAAAGCTGCGCATCAGTGAGCAGGTTGAAAGGCTCAACCTGCATGTTAACAGAAAAACCATTATTTCTCAGATCAAAAGTGGGGTTGATTTTGTAGGATATCGCACCTGGTACAATCGCAGGGTAATCAGAAAGAGGACTCTTTATAAAATAAGGCGCAAACTAAAACAAGATGCGAATTTGAACCGCATAGCAAGCTATTTGAGTCATGCGAAGCGAACGAATTCATTAGTATATGTCATTAAACAGATTCTTGGGGTTGTACCCGAGCGTAGAGACTGGATTATTAAATGGTATTATAAAAATCGAAAATCATGAAATATTTTAAAGCAAAAGTTGTAAAAGACGGCGATGAAATTCTCGCCTTCGTAGCACCCGTTCGGTCGATCACGGAAGAAAATCGCTCGATAATGTATGACCGTCAGGGTGGCATTGAGTATCACGGATTGCCTGATGATGTTGATACGGAAGAAGTCCTGGCAAAGCAGCACCCAGAGTGCGAAGTCATAGAGATGTCATTTGCCGACATGGAACCGATCCTTAAAGGCTGTCGACTTTACAAAGAGATTAATGCCCAGGTAAATCAGCGCATCCGGGATCACTATTCGATCGGTGATGAGTTCGCGGTGATGAAGCTCACAAAGACCACTACCGAGTACAAGGCCTATAAGCAGAAAGTTGATGACTGCTGCCAGGGCGGCAATGATCAGAAGGTCGCACTTGGGTTAAAACAGTAAAAAATGATTGATCTATTAAAAAACAAAGCAGACTGGGTAAATGAATTTCCTTGGGGAACATCTATTGACCCGTTCATCACGAATTCCATGTCGGAGATGGTTATTTGGAAACCTGACGGTACTGTTGAGTTCAATGTCAGTGATAACTTCATGTACAAAGGATGGGTAATGGATGATAACTGGCAGCGAAAGGATTGCTATACACCATATGTCAATGGAATGATCATTTCGAAGCAACAGTTTCTTTATGGTACTTTTCATTGGAAAATGAGATTGCCTGGGTTCAGGGGATCCTGGCCAGGGGGATGGCTGATTGATGTTACCAATAACATGGGATGTCCTCCGGAGGTAGATGCGTTTGAAGGAGGCTTTAAGGATTGTCTGCTGTCCTGGTTCCATCTGACCGCAACTTATAACGATGGACCCACTTATGAAAATAACCTAAACATCTCAAAGGTTAAACGGTATTGGTTGCCCATTACATGGTTTGATATTGATGTGGATTTCGTCTGGCGAACTGATTACTTGTCAATCATCATAGATGGTAAATTGGTTATGGAAATCCATAAATCGGACTATCATAAATTTCCGAATCAGCCGATGAATTTCATATTCGGCTCAGGTATAGGAAACTGGAATCCTCAGAAGAACAAATTTAAGCCAGTTATTTTAAAGTCATTAACCTACGAATCCTTATAAAAAAAGGAAAATTCTCTTTTTTTTCATTAAAGTAAAAAAGACGGCTTAATGGGCCGTCTTTTTTTTTATATTTGCCTGTCGTACATTTTTAGAGAGATGCATACAGAATTTCAATTGTCGGGCCGGGCTTGCCCCGGTATCGGTGGGAAGGAAGATCCCATATATAGGCCCCGCAAGGAGTTCTGTATGCATCAAGGTACCGGGTTTTTTAATTGATGCTTATGGAAAATATTTCAACAGTCCTTATCAGGTTTAAGAAGAAGTTTCCTCCGGTAGCCAGCGCCGAAGAATCAAACCTTTCATTTACTACCGATGGGATATTTGATGCCATCCAGGCATTTAATCCAACCATTGTGATTATGAAGGAGGACCTGTGCGATGCGCTCTCGGGGCTTGGATATACCTATGAGCCGGATCTCGGAGGAGAGATGAGCATTTCCTTTAAATGGCTGGTCAAGGTGTCGGAGGATTATCTGGCGGCTTCGAAGAAGAAGATGACCGCGGAAGCAGGATAATTCCTGCTTGAATTCATTCCGGATCCTTTTTGCCTACATTATCCAGGGTTAACCTAATTGCCGCTATTTCTTTCTGTTTTCGCTGCAGAAGCCGCATTTCCACATACTGTTTCTTTTTGTGCCGCAATTCAATCAGACCATCCATCCAACCAACCAGGCTGTCGATGATCATATAAAAATATTTGAAGGCAAAGTAATTCCCGTTGGCCCATCCGTTGCGATCGGACAGGAGATTGAATAGCCTGGTGAGCTCGGCATTATATTCATCAGATTTATGTAAAGTACGAAAGTGCTGGTTTTCAAGATAAAACCACAAACGACGGTATTCGGTAAAGCATAAGACGTAAGCATCGTTAATCTGATAAAGGATCCCGGTCAGATCCTCATTAATATGGAACACTGCCGAGTTGAGCGCCCTTTTATTTGTATATGAGAGTTTTACACCGTTTCCAAGACTTAGGGTATGCCGTTGTGCGTTGGTATAAATGCTTGATTTATCTGGTGTTTTCATCTGATTTAGTTTGATTCTTTTCATGCACAGCTAATTTACGATGTTTTTTGAAATATGTATGTAGGTGGATATCAGTTGGTTTATTTTTATGGTTTGTCCTATAATTAATAGTATGGAAAAGGTTAATCAATTACAAATAAGAGGGGTGCAAAATAATCAGCAAAGCCGTATTACTCTAAGTTCAGGATATTGTTAAGCCCCGGAAGGAAAATCAGTTACAGAAAAAAAAGACATGCAGTTTACCCGGTGCTTTATTTTATACTTAATCTACTGTCTTATAATGGTTATGGTCTTTATGTAGACAACCTTCATCCACGGCTTTCTTTTTTCCCCTCAAGTTCGCTTACCCTTGCCTCAAGCATTTCAATGATTTTCTTCTTATCATCTATTTGTTCCCGCAACATTCTATTCTCTTCCCTTAATTGAGTGGGGCCAGATCTATTATAGGCAATAATACCCTCATTTACCTGCTCATCCGCTAACCAGGGATCTCCATCTTCACAAATCAACCACCTGGCATTCAGATTTGGTAATGCATTTAAGATGGAAATGAAGAATTCCAGCCCGGGATCGTTTTTATCATTGATATAATTCGAGAGGCTTGTAGTTGTCACGCCGGATATTTTCGTGAATCCGGCTTGTGATAATTCCTTATCATGTAAAATTTTCCTAATCCTTTGACCTAACGTCATTTGTGATAAAATTAAATTAAAAATATTCTAAATTATGGTTATTTATTCACAATAGAGTACAATATTCATAATTCTATCCTATATTTGCAACGTGTAACAACAAACCATTACAAACAACAACAAAGATATAAAAATAAATACTGGTTTGTAAATAGCATAAAAGCATTATGAAAATAGAAGAAAAAAAACTCAAGAAGGCATTGAAGGAGATCAATAAAGTAAGATCATATGGTTTTGCCCGGGAGGTTCAGGAAAGGATCAAGGTATTGAGGGATGGAAATAATGAATACACAATTTCCTATATTAATATGGTGCTTTCGGGAACACGTTCGAACGCTATTATTGTAATGATGGCCATCAGGGTGGCCCGGGAGCTAAAATCGTTAAAAAAAGAAATTGAGGAATCGATATCCTCATTATAAACATCGCGCGGTAGCTCAGAGGCAGAACGCTGGGGCAATTTCGTAAGTTGCTTTCATAACCCAGAGGTCGGTGGTTCGAATCCATCCCGCGCAACAGGATACCAATAAAAAAAGATATGGAAAAACCAACAGCAAAATCAATCCCATCCGGGTTAACCGATCATTCGGTTCAATTCTTCGTCGATAACGGGGATATTGTTTTCCTGCAGGACGGTCACATGCACCCATTTCATGAAATCGACGATTTCAACCTGGATCTTATTAGGAGCGATATGGACAATCATCCTAAGGCTATTGAGGCAATGGTGCAACTGGGAATCACTTCTCCGGTGAAACAACTCGAAAGGTACATCTATTGCAATTTCGGAGGGTTTTCTGATAAGGCAGACATCACACCTGATGGAATCCTCAGGTATGATTACTGGGATTGCTGTGAACATGGTACCTGTAAACATGAAGGTAAGCTCTGCCATCTGCCTGAAGGCATCAACGGCATGCTTACACGCAAGGAAATTGAAATAACTCAGCTTATCGGACAGGATTTATGTGATAAGGAGGTTGCTTCCAGGCTTGGGATATCACCTCATACAGTTGCCATTCACCGAACTCATATTGAACATAAAATCGGTGCCCATTCAAAGGTGGGTATCGCACTTTTCGCAAAGGATCAAAAAATCATCTGAACATGGACCAGGAACAACTCGATTTATTCGGACAAACTCCGAATGAAGATCCACCGACGGTAATCAATGAAGATAGTGGCGATACCGAGATTACCGATTCAGATCCCCACAACCGTTCGCCTACTGAAATCAACATGGAGTCTCCTAAAGAAAAGGGGCCGGCCGCAAGACGGCTCCTTTCTGCCAAAGAACTCCGGGAAATGTCATACCAATTAAAATTCAAGTCCCCCCCACCAGAACCCGAACAATGACGGCATTCTCAAATTTTTCGACACCGGATTTAAAACTTATCAGGTTTTCACTGGACCTGACAAGGGAAAAATATAAATCAATTATTAATGCGGATGGGCCGCAAGCGGTTGTTGAATCTAAAGTTATCCTCTCTGCCCAATGCCAGTCGGTGATTGATGCCGGTCCTCTTTTTGGATTTATTTTCGGGATCACTGCCAGATCAATTGAATTAATTAACGCCATCGACGATGAGCTCGGAAAAAGAACAACTTGATATCGTTCGGGAAGCAGTTTTGACTGCAGCCCTGGACTCAACTCTTTCCATTTATGATCTTACGATCCGTGATCTTGATTATATCGCATTCACAATTGACCAGGTAATGATTAATAAAGGATTTGTGATTATCAAAAAAGAAGTTTTAACACCACAGTAAAATGGATAAAATCGTCTTTTCATATAACTGGAACAATAAACTGGCCGGGATCTATTTCACATCCCTGCGACTCCGCAATGATCAGAAATATATCCTTGGAAAAACATACGAAATCTGCATCAGGAAAAAGAAACAGGATATATTTTTCTGCTATGCCACGCTGATGGATCTCCGAAACCTGAAATTACCGGAAATCAATCAATTCATTGCCGGCATCGATACCGGGTACTCGACTGATGAATGCCGGAATATCATCAAAACCATGTATAAAAATTCGAAGATAAATTGGGATAAGCAACAAATGGCACTTCTTCTCTTTCGGAAGAATGATAAAAATACACCCGCTCCCAACCTTCAATTCGAATTAGACCAAGCATCTGCATAACGAACCAATTATGATTCCCCAGCAATTCATTGACGACATTCTTTCTATTGATATCACAGAGGTAATCGGGAAATATATAAAGCTCACACGAAAAGGCACAAACCATCAGGGGAACTGCCCATTTCACGATGAGAAAACTCCGAGCTTCTCAGTATCATCATCTAAGGGGATCTTCAAATGCTTCGGGTGCGGTAAAGCCGGCAACTCGATCGGGTTTGTGATGGCATATAAGAAACTCGACTTCATCAGCGCCGTCAAGGCAATTGCCGGTGACCACAATATCATCATCCCACAGGAGGAAAAGAATGAAGAGAACGATAAAAAATACAAGCACAGTGAATCCTTGTACCAGGTTAATGAACTCGCTGCCGGTTGGTTCCGGGATAACCTGAAAAAAGAGGAATATGCCAAGGCGCTGGAATATGTGAAAGGCCGGTGGAACGATGAAATGATAGCTGAGTTCAGGATAGGATTTGCTCCGGAAGGGTGGGATGGATTAAAAAAATGGTCTAAGGAGAACGGGATCCGCGAAGACATACTATTGGAGACCGGTCTTTTATCTGAAAGCAAGGGGAAGGTATTTGATTATTTCCGCAACCGGATCATCTTCCCAATATTTAACCGCTCAGGCAGGATCATCGGGTTCACCGGTCGGGACTTCTCCGGCAACGCAGATGCTCCAAAATATTTCAATACCAGGGAAACGGAGATCTTCACCAAGGGAAAGGTATTATATGGCTATCATTCTGCCTTCAGGTCCATCAGAGAAAAGCAATACGCTCACCTGGTCGAAGGCAATGCCGATGTGATAAGGTTGCATCAGATCGGAAAATTGAATAGTGTGGGATCCGGAGGAACCTCCCTTACACATGATCAGATCTACGAGCTGAAGAAATACACCAATTCAATTACTATCATCGGCGACAGTGACAAGGCTGGCCAGCTCGCGGTACTGAAGAGCGGGAAGATGATCATTGAGGCCGGGATGTTCTGTAACGTGATCCCGCTGCCAAACGAAGAAGGTAAAAAGTATGATCCGGACTCATTTTTTACGGACGGAGATCAGTTCGATGATTACGCAAAGGACCAGATCCGCGACTATATCATATTGCTTGCAAATGCCAGGCTTAATAAATCAAAGAGTCCGGACCTGAAATCAAAGCTCATAGACGAGTTATCCCTGCTGATCACACACCTTCCCGAATCATCACATCAACTCTATATCGAACAGCTCGGATGCATCATTAAACCGAAAAAAGCCTGGCAGGATCGAATCAAGCAGATCCTCGGGGATATCCCAAAACAGGAAAAGAACCCGGAGGATGATGTTCCTTCTCATGTCAGCCTTTCGGATTGGGAAAAATACGGCTTCTATGCTGACAATAATCAATATTGGTTCCGGACCAAAGAAGGGAAGAAGCGCGGGTGTAACTTCATCATGGAACCATTATTCCACATCGCATCGGTGATCAATGCCAAGCGCCTTTATAAAATCACCAATGAATATGGGTTCAGCCAAGTAATCGAGCTGCAGCAGAAGGACCTGATATCGCTGGCAAATTTCAAATTAAGGGTTGAAAGCCTGGGTAATTTTCTGTTTGAGGCATCGGAGAACGAACTGAATAAGCTCAAGCGATATCTATATGAAAAGACGGAGAGTTGCTTTGAGATCACTCAGCTTGGGTGGCAGAAGTCGGGATTCTGGGCATGGTGCAACGGGATCTACAACGGGAAATTTGTTGAAACAGATCATAACGGCATAGTGAGCAATGATGGCCAGAATTATTACCTGCCGGCATCCAGCGACATTTATAAGGGAGAGGATGGCCTTTTTATCAGTGAGCGCCGGTTCAGATACCGGACCGGGGAAATTACCCTGGTTGATTACAGTGCCAGGTTGATGGAAGTATTCGGTGAAAATGCCATGTTTGGGATCTGCTTCTATTTTGCATGCCTGTTCCGGGATCATATCGCCAGGCTGTTCGGGTTCTTTCCTATTATTAACCTTTTCGGACCAAAGGGAGCTGGGAAAACCGAACTTGCTATAAGCCTTCTCCAGTTCTTCGGGCACCAGTCAAAGGGCCCGAACATTACAAACACCACCAAGGCTGCCCTTGCCGATCATGTGGCAATTTTCAGTAACTCCTGCTGCCATATCGACGAATATAAGAACAATATGGAATATGAGAAGATTGAATTCCTGAAGGGATTGTGGGATGGCACCGGGCGCACCCGGATGAATATGGATAAGGATAAGAAGAAGGAGACCACTCATGTTGACTGTGGAATCATCGTCTCAGGACAGGAAATGCCAACGGCTGATATAGCGCTATTTTCACGCCTTATATTTCTTTCCTTCAATAAGGTTGAATACAGCGATAATGAAAAGATTTTATTTAATAACCTGAAGGAGATTGAGAAAACCGGTATAACTCACATAACTCATCAGCTCCTGGCACACCGAAAATTCTTCATCGCAAACTTTCTTGACAATTACAAGGCGGCCTCGGATGAGTTGAATTTAGCACTGGGTAATATGGTGATCGAGGACCGGATATTCAGGAACTGGCTTGTGATCATTTCCGCTTACCGGACCATTAAGGATCTGATTGAGGTACCATGGACCTATAAAAATTTACTCGATAATGCAGCCCGGCTGATCACCAGGCAGAACCAGGAAACGAAGAAGAGTAATGAACTGTCAATTTTTTGGGGAATTGTTGAATTCCTTACCAATAATAATGAGATTCGGGAGGATGTCGACTTCAAGGTTGATTTTGTTTCATCGATCAAGACCGATAAGATCTTGGGTGAGGTTGAATGGAGCCAGCCTAAGAATGTTCTCCTGTTAAATCATAGCAGGATCTTCCAGCTTTACCGTGTGCATGGGCACCGGGCCAAGGAAAATATTCTTCCGCTGAAGACCCTTGAATACTACCTGATCAACTCCAAGGAATATCTCGGCAAGAAAAGCAGTGTGAGTTTCAAAGTAGAAGATAACAACCGGGTGATAGAAGATGTCAATGTAGGGATGGAATTGAATAAAACTACCCGCAGAATAACCACGGCTATGGTATTTGACTATGATTTACTGAACATATCTATTGTAAATAAGATAGTTAACAATAAAACAGATACAGACCTTCCATTCTGAAAAATATTTTTTCACTCAGATAGGATTCAAAAGGCCAACTACATCAACTACATCAACTACAAATCTATAATAATCTAAAAATCAGTAAAATAAATAAAATATAGGAGAATAAAACTCAACTACATCCAACTACATAAAACTACATCAACTACAAAAATCTAAAAAATGAAGATCAAAACTACAGGCTTGTTTTTGTTAAGTTCTAAAAATCAGTTATTTAAGTAAATGTAGTTGATGTAGTTGGCGTAGTTGCCAATATATATGTCCTACCTGGGGAAAAAAATAAAAAAAATGCAGAAGAAGGTCGACACTTTAGGATTGGAATACTACCCGGAACTTCCGGAAGGCTATCGTCTGGCCACCATTGATGATTTCCATACCCGGGGAAGAAAGAAAATAGGGATGGAGTATCTGGTTCACACCTACCATTCTAATGTTTTTGAGGTTCGTATGGTATCTGAAGATCTGAAAGGGGAGATGCTGGTACCGTTTTTTAAAGAAGGTAGAATTTATATCAAAGTAAATGAGACTGTTTTACAAAATTGAAAGCCTGTCAGGCACCCTGGTCAACATCGTGATTTTTGTGATCGCGGCTTATATGTTCATACTGGTGTTTTTCTATCCGGAGTATGCAGGTATGTTATTCGGAATAATGACAAAGGGGTTTATGTCGATTGTAAAGGGGGTGAAATAAATGGAATTATGAGATCACCGATCATTTATTATGGTGGAAAAACATCGATGCTTCCCATTATCCTTCCGATGGTACCACAACACAAAGTTTATACCGAGGTATTCTTCGGGGGTGGTGCGTTGTTCTTTGCCAAGTCGCCGGCGAAGAATGAAACCATAAATGACACTCTGGATATCGTTATTAATTTCTATAACCAGCTAAAAAACAATTTTGAAGAGTTAAATCAAAAAATCCAGTCCACTTGTTTCTCGCGCACTCTTCACGACAGGGCGCTTCTTATCATAAAGAATAAGAATTTATTTTCAGAAGTGGAACTGGCCTGGGCATTCTGGATGTGCAGCAATTCAAGTTACGGTAACAAGATTGGGGGGGGGCTTAAATACTCAAACGATCAAGGCACATTGCCACCACAGGTAATGAAACGGAATAAGGATGCATTCACAATGGAATTGGTTAAAAGGATAGAGTTTGCAATTATTGAAAACAGGGATGCGCTCCAGGTGTTGGAATCCAGGAATGTTAAAGATGCCTTTCATTATATTGATCCGCCATATCCCGGTGCAGACCAGGGACATTACAAAGGATATTGCTTCAATGAATTTGAAAAGCTGCTTCAATGGTGTGAAACCTGTAAGGGGAAATTCCTTATGAGTAATTACAACAGCGAAATGCTGCAACAATTTATCGAGAAAAACAAATGGCATAATTCTACCCACAAATTCAATAATAAAGGAATGCGGAAGAATGACCGGAAAAAATTTGAGGTTCTTATCTGGAATTATGATTTACCACAAAAGACAATATTTTAAGATACCAATTATTCATTAACAATTAAATCAAATATCATGTTAGCAACAAACGGAAAAATCATCATCGAAATTCCTGAAGGCAAGACGGCCAACCAGGAAAGTAAAAAAGGGAAACTGATAATCAGTTTCAAAGACAAACCAAAGGGGAAGATCACCGACCGGGTAAAAGATTTTGTCGATGCTTGCATCGAAGATGGCATTAAACCGGCCGATGTTTATAATTCTTCCGAAACCGAGGATGAAATAGCTTATAAAAAGCTGAAGCGGATCGCTAAAGTCCTCAATGAAGGATGGGAGCCAAACTGGAATGATGGCAATGAGCGCAAATGGTGGCCATGGTTTAAATGGTCGGCCGGTTCCGGGTTCGACTTTTCGTATTCGGGTTACCTCTGCGATCATTCGCATGCGACTGTCGGTTCTCGCTTTTGCTTGAAAAGCGAAGAACTTGCCAACTATTTTGGGAAACAATTCCTTCCAATTCACAACGATTTATTAATCATCAAAAAGTAAAATCATGAAAAAGGAAACAAAATCTACAAGGAAGGTCAACGAACCATTCGATTTCAGATCGATAAAGACTGTTAATGATGCTTTCAAAAAGCAGAAACTTGAACGTCCAAAATTAAAGGACCTACTGGTAATGGTACCACCAAGGTTCCGGGCTGCATGGCTTTCAGTTTATGAACTGTTCGTCATTTTCGAAGCCATTAATGACGGATGGAAGGCGGATTTCACAAACAGTAGCCAGTGGAAATATTATCCCTGGGGAAAAGTTTTGTCGGCCGGTTCCGGGTTCGACTTTTCGGATTCGGATTTCGGCTACGGTGATACGGATACGGTTGTCGGTTCTCGCCTTTGCACCAACACTTCAGAAAAAGCGAAGTATATTTTTAAGCAGTTCAATGAACAATATAAAAAGTTCTTTCTGTAAATGAAAACCACCGGTGGCATGCTGCATCAGCTGATAGTTTTGTCGGCCAGTTCCAGGTTCGACTTTTCGAATTCGAATTACAACTACGATAATACGAATACGAATGTCAGTTCTCACCTATGCAAGTTTAGCAGCACGGACCCTGCCAACAAGGCAAAAAATCACGATAGTGAAAAGAGCGTTGGTACCGATGGGAAAACGATCTTCTAACAGCAAAGGCAAATGAAAAGGAAAAGCAATTTATACGAACAGATCTGCAACATCGAAAATCTCGAGCTGGCAGATTTGGTTGCCAGGAAAGGCAAATTGAAGCAACCAGGTGTTATTGCGCATGACAAGAACCGGGAAGAGAACATCCATATGCTTCATGAAATGCTGAAGAAAAAAACCTACAGAACTTCTGAATACACAACCTTCCCGATCTATGAGCCGAAGGAAAGGATCATCTACCGGCTTCCATACTTCCCTGACCGCATCACACACCATGCTGTGATGAACATCCTGGAGCCATTATTCGTCTCCACTTTTACGGCCAACACCTACAGTTGTATAAAAGGTCGTGGGATCCATGCTGCAGCCAATGCCGTGAAATGCGCACTCAGGGATGTGGATGGAACCCAGTTTTGTTTAAAGATGGATGTGCGGAAGTTCTACCCATCAGTTGATCATGACATTTTAAAGCAGCTTCTGCGCCGTAAGATAAAAGACCAGGATCTCTTGTGGCTTCTTGATGAGATCATCGACAGCACCGATGGCCTGCCGATAGGGAATTACCTGAGCCAGTATTTTGCAAACTTCTTTTTGACCTATTTCGATCATTGGATCAAGGAAGAGAAGAAAGTGAAGTATTACTTCCGGTATGCCGACGACCTGGTTATCCTGGCCGGGGATAAACCATACCTGCACCAGATCCTATCCGATATCACTAAATACCTGCAGGAAAGGCTCAAGTTGACGGTGAAGGATAACTACCAGGTGTTTCCGGTGGATGACCGAGGGATCTACTTTGTGGGTTACGTTTTCTTCCACACACATACGCGCCTGCGCAAAACCATCAAGCAGAACTTTGCCCGGATGCTGGCCCGGAGACCAAATCTTAAATCAATAGCATCCTACCAGGGATGGATCAAGCATTGTGATGGCAGACACTTACTCAAAAAATTGTGCGCATGAACAACTTTAACCAATTCGGCATTACAGTGACAGCCAAGAGCTTTGTCGGTGACAAGATCAAGATTGCGAAGGTATTTGAGAAGGAGATCGTTGTTCATGATTTTAAAATAGAGGAATCAAAAGTACAATCATATAGGGAAAGGGGAGCTGATAAATGTCTGCATTTGCAGATCTCAATCAATGACGTTAAGCATATCCTGTTTACTTCTTCCGGACCATTGATTGAGGCGATTCAATTGGTTCCGGAGAATGGATTCCCCTTTACGACCACTATTATTGAGGACAATGACAGATTTATATTCACATGACGGATCTATTTGATAATAATGATGCAATTTTCTCAGATGATAGAAAATATAGATATCGTTTAACGAGAATTTGGGATCTTTCTCTCCCACTTATTGCATTCATTGGGTTAAACCCATCAACGGCAAATGAAGAATCCGATGATCCCACTATTCGCAGATTAAAAGGATTCGTCAGGAAATGGGATTATGGTGGATTTTTTATGTACAATCTTTTTGCACTGGTAACTCCTTATCCACAGGATCTATTAAAATCCGATGATCCTATCGGCAGGAATGATGAATATTTGAAACTTTTACAAGGTAAGTGCCCAGTTGTATTTGCATGGGGATCATTTAAAGAAGCCGAAAAAAGAGCGCCAAAGGTTATTAAATTATTTCCAATGGCATATTGCCTTGGTAAGAATGCGAATGGATCTCCGAAACACCCACTCTATTTACCCAGTGAAACTGAATTAATTTTTTATTCCTAATAAAATCATCATTAAATCTGACCTTTAAATAAACTCATAACCAAACTAACTTTACCACCATGCCATCAGACGTTATAATTAAAATGGAATGCCCATCTTATTTGATAAAATTTCTGGAATGCCTTTACGGTAATATGCCGATTGTCTTTCCTCGGAACAATGATCTGTCAAAATCATTAGATCATTTATTGGATAGACCACCAAAAAGTTATACCGAAGATTCTAATTGTGAAGGCATGTTACTGATTAAACTTAATTATTTTGAAGATAAAAACATCCTTTATAATTGGTATTTATCGAAAAAATCGAAGGGATTATTCATTGAACGGGTAAATAAGTATTTTAAATGTAAGTTCCACGAAGATGTAAATACATCGCTTTTAAATGGGTATAACAGAAAAGACAGCATAGATATTTTTATTGAAAAATTTGATCTTTATGATGAGAAGGAGATTTATGATCTTCTTGAAAGAGACTATAGAAGATATTGGGAAAGGAAAGAGTATCGAAAAACGCATAAAAGAAAGCAGAAAAAAATAGAAAAGAATTTCGTCAGTTAGAGCATCATTTTTGCACTTTTTCCGTTTTTCCCGTTTTTTCCCGTTTTTCCCGTTTTTTTCCGACAATATCTAATTTCTTATAATTATTATTATCATGGAAAACATCAACATTCATTCAGGGATAAACATCGGGGGTGTAACCCCTGTTCAATGGATCTATCAAAATGACATTGGCTCCATCACATTTTCACTTGCCACCTTAATTGCAGGCGTGACTTTAAAATCAGGAAAGGCATGGAATAATCTTTACGGATCTCCTGGCACCATTAATATCGAATCAGATCCAAAAGATTCTGATGCCGGTATGGTTCATACATATAAGATAAAGATGCTGGTACCGAAGAACAGGATCGATGCCGAACAGCAATTGTTCCAGATGGATGGCCGCAAAATAGTGGTAAAGGTGAAAGACAAGAACGGGACGGTCCGGCTGTTCGGGACCACAGATGCCGCTTTCACCAAAACTCACAAACTATTGATGCCGGGCGAAGTTCCCGGGTTCAACGGATACGAAGTTATCTTCCTGGGTGATCTGACCCACCCGGCGCTTTTCATCCCATCAGAGGATGGGATAACCGGAATGTAGTGCCTTTTTCAGTCCTTTATTAAGGCGACACACCATTATAATATTGTACCCTCATTCAAGGGTACAATATTATTTTATGCACAAGCCTAAGAAATTCTGGAACATAAAAACAAGCGCAGCCACTCCCGGGGTCGTCGATATCTACATTTATGGAATTATCGGAAGCTCCTGGTTCAATGAAGATGGCAGCGATACAACTGCTTTTGATTTTGTTCTTGAATTCAAGGCCCTTGAAGCCAAATACGATCGCATCAATATCAGGATAAACTCTCCTGGCGGTTCAATCAATGAAGGATTGCCGATTTTCAATGCGATCCTGCAATCAAAAAAGGATGTTCATACCTATAATGATGGCATAGCCGCCTCAATGGCAGCTATCATCCTTGAGGCAGGCAAGACAAGGCATGCTGCAAAAAACTCCATCACCCTACTTCACTCGCCGATGACCATTACGGCCGGGAATGTGAAAGATCATCAAGAATCAATCGATTTTCTGAATGTATATGAAGGATCCCTGATTCAGTCAATGACCGATAAAACAGGTTTGACTGCCGAAGAATTAAAAGCAACATATTTTGATTTTAAAGATCATTCCTTAACAGCCCAACAGGCCTTGGACGGAAAAATCATTGATGTGATCGATAAAACCACAGCAAACCTTCCTGCCAATATCCAGAATATGAGTTATGCCCAGATGGTTCATTATTACTCAAATGGGCAGGACCAGGATAAAAAGAATTTTTTCGCAGAATTGGTCGATAGGATCAAGGACGCCATTACAAATAAATCAGAATCACAAAACGAAACCGACATAATCATGGAAAATCTTGGAAAATTTATTGCAGCGCTCAATTTGGCTCCTGGAGCAACAATTGATGATGTGCTGAATGCCATCAATGCATTAGCATTAGCAAAAAAGACAGCAGAAGATGCGTTGCAGGTGGCAACTGGCGATAAAACAAAGCTGAGCACCGATCTGCAAACCGCCCAAACCGATTTGACGGCAATGACCAAAAAATACAATGACCTGAAGGCAGAAGATGCCGCCGATGAAACAGTCGCAGGGAAGAAAAAAGATATCATTCCTGGCGACGGGGAAGATCCTTCGGCTGGCTTCAAACATAACCAGGTAGCCGACTCTGTGGCAACCGGTGCAAAATAACAAGCGCAAACCAACATAGTATTCATTATAAATCGAAATAAAATGGCAGCTACAATCACAATTACCCAATTGGTTTCCGAATTCGGAACCTGGTTAGGACAAAACCAGAACCAGATAAAAACCCTCCTGCTCCAGCCGACAGTGAGTACGCAGTACATGACCAGGGTTATGCAGGATGATGAATTCCGCGCCGCCAAGGCCGTGATCGATGATCTCGTTCAGGGATTCCAGAAAGAATGGACACCAAAGGGGACTGCTGTATTCACACCGATCACCATTAACCAACGCAGGCATAAGGTGGATATGGAATTCTACCCCGACGAAGTCATGGGAAGTTGGCTCGGATTCCTGGCAGCCGAAAACCTGAACCGGACCGCATGGCCCATCACCAGGTATATCATCGAAAAACTGATGATGGCCAAGATCGCCGAGAACCGCGAGCTGAAAATGTACGGTACCGGTGAATATGAGATACCATCGGAAGGTGTTGCCCAGGCAGTCGGAAAATCAATGGATGGGTTCTGTACCACCCTGAAGACAAAATATCTTGCCGGGACCTCTAACATCAACTTCATTGGGGTAGGAACATTCACAAAGAATGACATCGTCGGCCAGGTTGATAATTTTGCCGATGGTATTGCCGAGGTATACCAGGGCATTTCAATGAATATTTTCATCAGCAACAAATGGTTCCGGGCCTACCTGCGCCGGCGCAAAGAATTGGAAGGAGGGAATATTGATTACAAAGGGATGAACAGCCTTTTGATCGATGGCACCAACCTTACCCTTTGTCCGCTTCCGAGCATGGCAGGAGAAGATCTGATCTTCGCCACACCGAAGGAAAACTTCATCTGGCTGACCAAGATCAATGATGGCCCCAGCTCGCTGACGATCGAAACATCGAAAAGAGAGGTCACCATCTATTGTGACTGGCACGAATCTGTTGGGTTCGCAATCGAAGAGGCAATCTTCTGCGCCATCTCCGGTGACGAAGCCAGCGCCAGCGCATAAAGACTGGTAAACGAATCAATTAATTTATAAACGTCAATAATACGACAATGAAAATAGCACGAATTTTATCAGTCATGTTGATCGCGATGCTGGCCGGTGCCGGCATCTCGCTTGCCACCGGATGGGATCCTGGCATCACAATAGTGGGGCTTGCCCTGGCAAGTGTCATTTTCCCCGGTCCGGCCGGAATCCTGGCCATATCATTAATAGATCTTGGCAGGCCCAGTGGAGACAATCCCGGTAGCGGTGGTGGTATCGACTCGGAGATCATCCTGATCCATAACGATGATATCGAATGGTCCACTTTTCCATCACGATCAGCCGATAATGTTACTATCATTTCAAACATACCGCTAAAAGCAGGTAAGTATATGCACCGGTTTTATTTTACTCAAAAAACCATTAAACCCAGTCAGAAGAAGGTAAAGGGGTCTAATGATGATTCTGGCGGATGGGAAGTCGGCATTGAAGGGTTTTATCCTGGTATAGAAAAGGCCATTCAATCCTGGATGGCCAGTCATGGGATCTCATTCAAAGGACTGGTACTGGTTCAAAACTGCACCGGAAATAAGCGTTATCTCATGGGAGAACCCTGTAACCTGGTTGTGATTGATGCAATCGACACCGCATGGGGAGAGGATATCTCCAAGGATAAAGGAAGCAAGATCACATTCAAAAGCCTTCAATCGCTCCCCATGGCAATATATGAGGGAGCAATCACCTATGACCCCACTTCTGCCTCTTGGTAGATTGTTTTCATGACCCCGACGTTAATTTGTCACTATTTATGTTCCCCGCCAACCCGGCGGGGATTTTTTATGTCCTTTTACAGGTGCAATTGCAGTAATACTTTCGCTTTATGGTTGATGTTTACTATCCTTATTTTCATCGTGAAGCTGTCTGGGAAGAACTCCGATACTCGATCCGGTCATTGGAAAAACACCTGAAGGAAGAATTCAGGTTATGGATCGTTGGTGACCTTCCTGAATGGCTGGATCTTGATGCAATTTATTTCATGAATCACAAACGGTGCGAAGGTATGGATCAGAACACCGTCTTTGATGCTATACAAAAACTCCTGCTTTACCTTAATCATCCGAATGCCGCCGAACAGTTCATCCGGATGTATGACGATATCTATCTTCTGGACGATGTTGATCTTTTGGAGATCGGCAAGTTCAAAGCCATGTATCCCTATGACAAGATACCGAAACGTTATGAGAAATGGTGGGGCCAATTATACCGGTCGGTAGATGCAGTCAGGTTGAAAGGATATCCCGGATGGAATACAGAGACTCATCTTCCGGAACTATTCTACCGGGATAAGATGAAATGGATTATTGATACCTATAAAGCGTTGGAGCGGCGCCTTCTCACTTCGACACTCTATTTCAATGCGTTTTTTGCTGGTCAGGAGCCGATCTTATTCAAAGATTGCCGGGGAATCCAGTTTTATAATAACCAGGACAATGAATATTATACTTCTTCAAAAGGGGATCTCGACGAAAAATGTAAGGGGATGCTCTATCTGAATCACAATAATGCAGGCCTGAATGACAATCTGAAATCATTCCTGCAACACCGTTTTCCTGATAAATCAAGATTTGAGAAATGATAGTCGGCAAGCTAATACTGCACTATAATACCCCGGAGCTGACTAATGGTCTGTGCAAAAGCGTTCCCGATGCCATCGTGATCGATAACGGTTCCGAACCAGGCAAGGAATACACTGGCAGGAATGAATGCATCAGGCTCGATAAGAATTACGGCTTTACAATCGGATGGAACAAGGGCATCAAGGCTGTTTATGACCGGTTCGATGCCTTCTGGCTGATGAATTCTGATATTGAGATTACAGACAAGTCGATAAAAAGGATCTGTGAATTACTCCTTCGGCCTGAAATTTCAATGATAACGCCTTCCTATAATTGTTGGTTGAAGATGGTCCATAACCGGGGAACCAATAGCGTGCGGGAGGTTTCGTGCCTTGAATTCACGGCCCCTGTAATCAAAAAGAGTGTGTTTAAAAAGATCGGGTTCTTTGATGAGCGGTTCACAAGGGGCTATGGTGTTGACTTTGATTTCTGTTTAAGGATGCAGAAGGCCGGACTGAGGATATTCGTTGATGATCATTCCTCATTCATTCACAAGCAACATCAAACGATCAAGTTAGAAATGGAGGTAAGCGAATATTCCCGGCTCGCTGTTAATGAACTCCGATCAGTCATGTCGGAGAAATACGGGGAAAAATGGAGAGAAATGATAACACAAAAATTAAATGTACCAATAACAAAATTAGCCATGAGAAAGATTGCACTTTACACGACCATTTTTGGCGATTATGCCAAACTGCTCCCGGTCCCGGCCGAAACCGAGCTGGATGCAGATCTGTTTTGCATCACCGATAATCCGGACATCGAAAATCCCGGTGGATGGAAGATCATCGTTCCGGATTATCCGCGCCTGGATCTGGCTCCCAGGATGCGGGCCAAGTTCTTCAAGATATTTCCCTGGGAAGCTGAAGGGATGTCAAAATATGAAGCCTTCATCTTCATCGACGGATCGATCGAGATCACGGATCCCGATTTCGTGAAATATTGCCTGAAACACCTGACCAGTGATATCCTGGTATTCAAACATCCGGCGAGAAATTGCATCTATGAGGAGCTGAAAACCTCTCTTCCATTGGTAAAATACAAGGATGAAAACATCGAGGCCCAGTGTAACTCCTACAAACCCATTTATCCTGTCAATGGCGGGTTATATGCATGCGGGGTGATGATGGTAAAGAATAACGAGAGGGTAAAGCAGTTCATGGGTGCCTGGTGGTGGGAAAACATCAAATGGAGCTTTCAGGATCAACTTTCCTTCCCGGTGATCTGCAAATTATTGAAGGTTACACCGGCCATCTTCCCCGACAATCAAATGAAGAACAACTATTTCAAACACCACTGGAGGGATGATGATCCCAAGTCTGGTAAGGGTAAAAAAAAACTGAGCCAATGAAGGTAGATGTTTTAATGCCAATTTATGGTACCCCGCTCGATCAGGTAAAGCTGGCATTTCAGTCTATTTTTGATCAGACCTATGCCAAATTTCAGATAGTGGTGGTGGATGATAACAACCCGAAAGGGGAGTTGCTGGACTATTTATATGGCGAATTATCTGACCATAAGTGCTGTGTCAGCGTGGTGCGTACAAAGGAAAACAAGGGAATAGCTGCAGCTCTCAATTATGGGTTACAATATTGCAAAGGTGATCTGGTGCTCAGGATGGACTCGGATGATATTGCCCGGAAAGAATGGATCAGTAAGCAGGTTGATTTTTTCGAACAGCATCCGGGGGCAGCGATCTGTGGTTGCCAGATCATGCTTTTCAATAAAGAGGGGAAAATGCGCGAGAGCAACCATCCACTCCAGGTGACCAGGGAGGATGCAAAGAATAACCACAAATTTTGGCTTTGTAACCACCCCGGCATTGCCTTCAGGCGTAATGTTCTTATGTCGCTGGGTGGTTATGGAGATACGCCCGCTCGGTTTGCTGAAGATTATGCATTATGGATCAAATTTTTGGTAGCTGGACATATCATCTATAATTTACCTGATGTATTGATGGATTATCGGATGCCCGGAAATGTTCAGGGAAACAGGCAGCTTAACCGGCCTGCGGAAATGATTCAGGACCGGGAATCGGATGAATGGCTTAAATTTTTACAGGGCCAAAAACAACTGCTATATGAACACTGACAAATGGAATGAAGTGATTGAAAGAATTAACACCTGGCTTAATTCCGGAATGGAATTCTTTGTGGGAGTGGCAATATATAAGGAGTTCGGCACCAGCAAGAATGAAATGCGGTTGTTTGATAAAGGAGGCAACAGTCGGCGCAACCGGGAATTGCTGGAATATGAGCTGAGAAAGTTGCTTAAATCCAATATTGCACCACGGCAATCAACTTCGGTTCCGGTAATCCGCAGGCCAATCCCGGTCCCGGGATCTGATGCCAAGATCCCGAAACCTGTATTTGAACCCAAGGTAGAACATACCGGCAGGCGACCACTCGAGGATGAAGCTAAAATCTTGTTTGAAGAGATCCGGATGAAGCTGAAAGTAAGGGATAACCTTCATGCCACCTTGGAATATATTCCAACAGATGAAATACGCCTGGGCAATGCATTGAAAATCCTTGATATTTCTGATGAGATAGCCGAAGGGTATGACCAGCTCCGGCATTATGATCAGCATGGGATCCTGCCACCGCCACCAAAGAAAGAAGAAAGAAAAAAGGTAAGTAAAATGGATATCGCCGAGATGATGACCCGCCGGCAAACCCTTCGTACCTACATCAGCAGGTATACCAGGTTAAGAGATGATTCAGAAGATACGGTGATTCGCTCCCGGAACCAGGAGATCCTTGATAAGTACAAAATTGAGCTTGATGAAATTGATAATGCTTTAAAAAAATGACAGAACAGCCACTCGAATGGAAAACAGAACAGCGGAAGGTTGATGACCTGGTGCCGTTTGCTTACAATCCAAGGGTATTGACCGATAAAAAGCGGGACCAGCTGCAGCGGTCATTGGAGAAATTTAACCTGGTTGAAATTCCGGCCATCAACCTGGACAATATGATCATCGCCGGTCACCAGAGAATCACCGTCCTTAAACTCCTCGGGCGTGGCGAAGAAATGATCGATATCCGGGTTCCAAACCGTATGCTCACTGAAAAAGAGCTGAAGGAATATAATATAACATCAAACGTTCAGGTGGGATTATGGGATGTAGAGGTGTTAAATGATATATTCGATGATATCGACCTTAAAGGACTCGGATTGAATGTTCATGACCTGCCGAGTTCATTAAAATACGTTGAGATTCCGGATCTCTCTCCGGATGAAGATCTGCCGGATGTAAATTCAATACAAACCGATATCGTTCCAGGGGATCTGTTCGAATTGACAGGCAAAGGACTCAGGCACCGGTTGATTTGTGGTGATAGCACCCTGTCTGATGTAGTTCAAAAATTACTTGGGACCGTTATCCCCATCTTAATGGTCACGGATCCTCCTTACGGAGTGAATTATGATCCCACCTGGCGCGACAAGATAAATGCGGTCCATGGTAAACGGAACGGCGCCGTGACCAACGACGACATCCCCAGCTGGATCGGCGCCTATTCATTGTTCACCGGTGATGTGATGTATATCTGGCATGCTTCCCGGTTCCAGGATATCATTATGAAGGATATTTCCGACTGTGGATTTGAATTGCGTAGCCAGATCATCTGGGTCAAATCCACCTTCGTTCTATCCCGGGGAGATTATCACTGGCAGCATGAACCCTGCCTCTATGCAGTCAGGAAAGGAAAGAACAGCAACTGGTATGGAGGCCGGGATCAGAGTACGGTGTGGGAGATCCGGGGACTGAATGTTTTCAATTCCAATGAAGACACCATGACTTCGCATGGCACCCAGAAACCCATTGAAGCCATGGCAAAGCCGATCATAAATAATACCCGCAAGGGAGAGAGTATATATGATCCGTTTGGAGGATCCGGTACCTCCATGGTGGCATCACACCAGCTCGGGCGTAATTGTTATATGGGGGAGATCGATCCCCGTTACTGCCAGATGATCATCGACAGGATGAAAAAGTTTGATCCGGAGTTAAAAGTGGAAAGGATAAGTGATGAGCAACATTGACAAATATACCAACCCCAAGAAATTTGATAGTAAACTGGAGAAGATCCAGGGATATTATGATGACGAGAAGATCAAGTTGAGTCCTACAGAAGATGAATTAAGGGTTCGGCTCGAGGCGGCCTTCACGCTTTTATGTAAATACCACTCAAACGAACAGGCCAAGGACCGCCTGATGAGCCAGTTTGGTTATTCACAGGCACAGGCTTACCGGGATCTCCGCGCAGCTGTTGAGTTGTTCGGGGATATCATAAAGACAAAAAAAGAAGCCTCAAGGTATATCCTTTATGAGCTGGCCATGAAGAACTATCAACTGGCAGCATCTAAATCCGATATTGACCAGATGAATAAAGCGGTTGCAAACCTGATCAAGATCACCGGTGTCGACCGCGATGACTTCGACCTTCCGGATCCTTCGAAAATACAACCCCCGATGCAGATGCTTTCTATCACCTATAATTTTATCAATGGCCCACATTTTAAGCAGATTGATAAGAAGGCACAGGATGTACTTCTTGATCTGCAAGCAAAAATCAATGCCTTAATTGATAAATCTCCAGCCAAGGAATACCTTGATATTCTCACAATACAAGATGCTGAAATTATAGAATGATGGAGATTAAACCGGCACCATATTACAACGATCCTCAGATTTCTGTTAAACTCTCCTCTAAACCGTATAAGACTCTTTTATGGGGAAGAGCCACAGGTAAGACCACCATACTCGCTGATATTATTATTCTTGCTTTAACCTATTTGCCAAGAGGGAAGATTGTGTTTGGCGGTCTTACCTATTTCCATATCCGTAATAAATCGATGGGCCCTATTATTGCACATTGGGAACGCAGGGGGTTGTATCGTAACATTCATTATTTCATTGGGTCAAGGGCGCCAAAGAAATGGGGGTGGCCAGAGCCATATCAGCCACCTTTGGATTATTCCAATTGCATTCACTTCTTTAATGGATTTGTGGTTGAATTCTGTTCATTTGACCGTCCGGAGATGGCCCGGTCAGGATCCTATGACGGAATGCTACTGGATGAATGTACTAAATTGAAGAAATCAGCCATAGACTCTGACCTTCGTCCTGCTATCCGTGGAAACAAAGAACACTTTGATCATGTGCGTATCCATCACTTCGAAGTATTAATGGGATCTCAGCCACTTACCTCAGACGGTGACTGGGTATTTGAATTTGAAAAGCTGGCATTGGACCATCCTGATGATTATATGTTCGATGAAGCATCGGCAAAGGAAAACATAAAGGTGCTCGGAGAGAAGTGGTTCCGCAATGAGAAGAGGAACCTGCCCCAGATCGTATATGATATTGAGATCGAGAATAAGAGAAGGAGACGTAATATCAGCGGGTTCTATCCTGAATTGTCATCAGAGAGGCATTGCTACTATGACAGTTATGACTACTCTTATTATGACTCCCAGAAGATTGATCCTAAATCAATGCCCATAACTGATAGCAGGGGTGATAAGGACTGCCTGAAAGATCAGCCACTCTATCTATCCTTTGACTTTGGGTCTACTCAGAACTGCTGCATCGTTGGCCAGTGGCATAAGTCAATCAATAGGTTTCCGATCATCAAGAACTTCTATGTTGAGAACGAGACACTGCCTACCCTGGTTAAGAAGTTCATTGATTACTATGAGTATCACAGGGATAAGACTGTCTATCTATATGGTGGCAGTGATGGCACCCGGAAGAATGATGCCGCATCGAGGCAGACATACTTCGATGATGTAACTGCTCAACTATCCAAGGTAGGATGGACAGTGTACAATCGTGCCCAACTGTTCGAGGCATCGCACATGGATAAGTTCCAGTTCTGGCATAAGTTTCTCTCCGGCGCCTACCCAGAGGTACCCGACTTCGCTATCAATATGAACAATGCAATGGAGTCCTATGTATCAATGGACAATGCCCCCGTACTACCACAGGAATTCAAGAAGGATAAATCATCTGAACGTAAAACAGATCAGCCAAGATGGAAGGCAACCGACCTGAGTGATGCTGTTGACAACCTTTACTTCTGGATTTTCTCTTCCAGCCTGGCCAACGACCAAGGGCCATCCTTTGACATGTTCATTCTCAAAGGCAATCATTAAAACATCATTGAATCAATGAGTTACGCAGGCATAGGCATGCCTGCCCCGTTTCATATATCCCCTTGCAGAGGGGGTGCAATTGTTTTCACGCGACAGGGCGTGGCGAGGACTCGCGTGAGATTTTTGATAATAAAAGGCACTTTGTCAGTAGTAAATGACAAAAAGACAGAATTATAGAGAAAAAAAATTGAGAATAATAAACAGGCGGGTTTTATACGGGTTATAACCATAATGGTCCGGACCGAGCAAAAAAATACCATCTATTTTTTTGTCCTTTAATTAAGAGAGCAGAGAATATATACTTGCACCATGATTCGATTATCTAATGTGCTTGAGCAGATGGATCAACTGGACGGTAATGAAAAGCCGGTTAAGTTCGATATCAAGTTTGTGACGGCTGACAGGATAAGGAAAACGGGCGGGGAGATCATTGAAATAAAGCAGGGATGCAAATGTGTGGGGAAGAAGAACGGAAAAGTGGTGTTTGATACCCGCAAGGCATCCACTGATATTCCGAAGATCCCGAAGGATCCTAATCATTGGGTTAATTCTACGCGAAATATATTATTACCAAACGGCCTGATACGCAAGGTTCACATAAGATTGATCATTGAGTTCAATGGCCAGAAAGTTTGTTTCTAATGAAAAACAGAGCTACAATAGTTGAAGAGGGTTATGCAATACTTCCCGGAGCTAAAGGCAAAGGGGCCCTCGTTATTGGCAAGGGACTTGTAAAACCTGATGTTGCCAAAGATAAACCGGCTGTTCCTTATGACCAGACAGGGCTGCCATTTTCCATCTGGGGGGATGATAATCTTTTTCCCCAGAATGTTCTAACTGATCTTGGAAAGAGTCATGTGGCCAGTAAGGCAATAGAAAAACGACAGACGATTCATTTTGGACGCGGGATCATCGCTTACAGGAATATGAAAGATGCAACCGGCGTGATGAACCAGGAGGTTGTCAATGACCAGGAGATCATGGATTTTTTTGAAATCAATACCATAAATTTTCAATGGCCGAAACTGATCCTGGGACTTGAAACATTATATAATGCATGGATTGAGGTGATCCTGAACAAGGGAAGGGACCGCATCAACCGGTTTTACGTGAAGGATTCTGCCTATTGCCGGATGGCAAAGATGGATCCCGTTACCCGCAAGATCCCTTATCTCTATTATTCTGCTCAATGGGAGATGGCTCCGGATGCTGAATCGGAAGTGGTTGAAAAGATACCGATGTGGGATCCTTCGAAACTCGACCCGGTTACCGGAGTATACCCGGATGGGAAATTTGCCATCCAGCTTACCTACCAGACGCTCAACACAACCTTCTATTCGCTGGCTCCATGGAACGCAGTACGCGTTAACAAGTGGATGGATATAGCAGCGAAGGTACCGGCCCTGAAATATGCCATCATGAAGAACCAGATGACAATCAAATATCATGTTCAGATCCCGGATTTTTATTTCGACAATAAATACCCTTCTCCTGATTATACAAAGGAACAGAGAACGAAAGGGATACAGGAGACTCTGGATGAGTTGAACGATTTTTTATCAGACGTGGAGAACTCGGGGAAGAGCTTTGTATCAATGCTCACCTGGGATAAGATTGAGAAGAAACTCAAGGATGGATGGAAGATAGAGGTAATCGATAATAAGCTCGTCGATGGAGCTTATCTTCCCGATACACAGGCAGCCAACTCGGAGATCCTCTTTGGGATGGGAGTGGACCCCTGCCTGATCGGAAGCTCGGGAGTACCGGGTGGCGGCGGCAAGCTGGGAGCAGGATCCGGATCTGACAAACGGGAAGCCTACTGGATGCTGAATGCCGACATGGGCATTTCACGGCAGAGTTCACTCTGGCCGCTTTACTTCGTGAAGAGGTTCAACAAATGGGATCCGGCCATCCAGTTCGATTATGTGACTGTGGATACCAGCCAGACTCAGGACCAACACCCGACAAAAACAGAAAAACGTATTGACATAAATCAAGCATAATGTCACTCATCACAGATATTTCCCAGGTAAGATCGGCTTCGACAATCAATATAAGTAATGTTCTCACTAATTATGAGCCATATATTGATGAAGCTGAGCAGCGTTTTATCAAACCCTATATCGGGGAAGCATTCTATGATCTGCTCGAAGAGGTTGTGAACGGGAGCGGATCGGGAGATAATTCCCAATATGATATTATTTTGATGCGTATCCGGATCCCGTTGGCATTATATGCTCTGTGGATCGGCACCGACGAACTTGCTTTGAGCGTTGGGGCACAGGGAATTCAGACCATTCAGACGGATTCACACCGTCCGGCGATGCAATACCAAATCATGAACCTGAAGGAGTCATGGATCGCCAGGGCAAACCTGAACATGGACCTGCTTTTGAAATACCTGGAGGATCACCGCTCAGATTTCCCGGAATATATCCCGGTTGACAATGATCTGTTTATTCATAATGCAAAGGAATTCCAGAAGGTAATCGATATTCGCGAAAGCAGGCGTGTATTCATCTCTTTGAAGCCGGTCATCGCCAGCATTGAGAAAAAATATATCCGTCCTACTCTCGGAAGCGATTATTTTGATGAACTGAAGGGGATCCTGAATGGTAGCGGAAGCTCTGATATCTCAAATGATGACCAGACAATACTGGATCTGATTCGTCCTGCACTGGCCCACCTTACCCTGGAGCGGGCGCTGCAGGAGATATCCATCGACGTTCTGGACTGGGGAGTATTTGAGACAGCCTCGAATACTTTCGACAAGGTTCAGGGTAAAGCCAATGCCAACAGGGAAAGGATCGGGGTAATGGTTGACGCCTGCCAGAGGGATGGAGAGGCTGAGCTAAAGGAGCTGCAGGAATATCTCGACACCAATGCTTCCGCATCCAAATACACAACTTATTACAATTCTGATCGCAGGATCACCCCGGGAACGGCGCCGGAAGACCGGGTAAAATTCGTGAACGACAAAGACAAAGGAATTTTTGTAGCATAATATATAAACAACCAATCCTTCCTCGAAATGGACATCCTGAAACTTCCAGTACATGAACCGATATGGAAATCGATTTGTAAATCTGCTGCCGGTATTGCTTTAATTATTTCTATTCTTGGATTTGTAGTTGCCGTGAGCACTAATCATGGGGCTTCGGGTGCAAAACAGGATGCTATGCAGAAGGAACTTGATGCTCTTGAAGTGAAAAAGGTGGATCGGACTGAGTTCAATTTACTTTTTCAACTTATGAAAGATATACAAACTGATGTTAGAGCGGCAAGCGATAAGATAGATACCGCGAATTTAAGAATCTGGATGCACATTAATTCTGATAAAAATAGCAGATGGAGATCAAGGTGAGTAGTTTGAATTTTAATTTTTGTAACACATAAAACCATGAAAAACATATTCAATGTATCTGATGAACACAAGAAGGCAGTGAAATACACGTTAACATTGGTTTTTTTTTTAATGGCCTTGGGAATTACTATTTTCTCGGTAGATCAGTTTGTGCAATACTCAAGTTTGCCTATCGGTTTGGCAAAAGCAACGTTAGGGATATTTGTACTTTCAATGGTTGACGACGTGATATTTCATTCAGTGGATACGATTGCAGAAATCCGAAATAAAAACACCGCTTATGCGCTCATTTATCTTGGCAATGCTATTATCATTGCTGCCTGTATTGGCCTCTCATAGTCAGGACCCGAAACATCTGGTAATAGCAAAATCTTATGTGGGTACTGTTGAGGCCACAGGTAATAATGACGGGCCGAAGATTGAATACATAATAAGAAGAGGGCATGGATCCCCGCACTCTTCTTATTGCGCTTATTTTGTGACACTTTGTATTGACTCAGCCAAGGTAAAAACTCCAATTGTGAGATCCGGACTGGCCAGAAGTTTCAAACTCAGAACCAGTATCCCCGCCAAAGACGTAATGTCGGGTAAAATCAAAATACCACCGGGGTCAATCCTGGTGTGGCAGCGCGGCAATACCATCAATGGCCATACCGGGTTTGTGCGGAAATGGTACACTCAATATGGTTTAACGGTTGAAGGGAATACATCTGGGGGCAATACCGGATCGCAATCCAATGGAGATGGAATATGGCTCAAGTCGCGCGGAATAGAACCTTTAAATTATTTCAGGATAACAGCATTCACACTTGTAACCTATTAAGGTATGAAAAAACACGTCCCCGATTTCTGCGTAGTCGCGCTGTTCGTTGTTTTTTATCTGATATTGACATTCTTAAAGTAAAATCAAAGATCATGACAAAAGAACAAATTTGTGCAAAATGTAGAGAGGATTATCCCGTTCCATTTTGCGAAACAAGTGAATGCAATCAATTAAAATATGAAAAACCAAAATTTGAAGAAGCGAAGGGTTTTTCATTTATTCAAAGAACACTAAATTCGGCAACCAATACTAAAGTATGTTTACAATGTAGTGGATGTCATGGATGTAGATGAAAGACGGTAATATAATTAATCAAAACAAAATGAAACCCTGGAAGTATATAGTAATCATTGTGGCATTGGTGATCATCTCCGGCATCTTCCTGGCATTGTTCATCCAGAAAAACAATCAGCTGAAACAAAGTCAACAGGCATTTGGCAATGTTCAGTTGGCTAATACGGTCTTAACGAAAACCCGGGATAAACTTAACAGGGAGGTTTCTACCTTCAAAGCCTATCAGTTCACTATGCAGCAATTAAACAGCATGAACGATAGCAATATAGCCAACCTTAAACGTGACCTATCCTATTGGAAAAACCTGGTAAGTCATACTTCAGTGGGATCTACCACACGTGATACCCTGAAGGTGCCGGTTCATGATACAGTTTTCCGTCAGGGAGACAGCACAATGACCGCCCGGGTTTTTAAATGGAATGACCGATGGATGGGTCTGCATGGATTTGTGTTCAATACTTATGCGGAAATAGACTATTCCATCCGTAATAATACTACGATAGACTATTACTGGAAGCGGGATCACTGGTATAGTAAACAATATTTTGCCGGATCCATCATCCAGGATAACCCACATACCACAACCGGGAAGGTGGTTCAGTTTACAATCGTCTCACCGCAGACAAAATGGTATGAAAAATGGTGGTTATATCTGATTGCTGGAGCCGGTGGAGGCATTATCATTGATCATTATCTGTTGAAATAATATGAACACAGTCGAAATCGGTAAATTAAAGCGGCTGCTTCCATCCTCATGGAATGAACTAAGCTATGATCAACTCATCTATGTTGCGGGATTGTTTGCTGATAAATTGACCATTGTCGATTTTAAGGCCAAGGTTCTGTTGACGTTCCTGAATATGAAAAGAGGGATCCTTCTTAAAATTGGCAATGAAGACATTTATTTCATGGCAGAAACCCTGGATTTCCTTTTAAAGGATGTTAATCTGACCGTGAACCGAATTAAGAAGATCCGCATGGGATTCGGCCGGTGGCTTTATGGCCCGGATGATGCGATGGGATACTGCACCTTCGGGGAGTTTGTCAAGGCCCAGGTTCGTTATGATGCATATACATCGACCAAAGAAGAGAAATACCTGGACGAGTTGACGGCAATATTGTACCGGCCACGGAAATTCTTGTGGTTCCTACGTAAACACTTCACGGCTTCCACAGATCCCCGGGTAGAATTCCTGGACCGTACGCTCGAAAAACGAAGTGCGCGTATTGGCAGGCTGAACCATGGTATTAAATATGGTGTATTTTTATTTGTCTCGGGGATCCTCGGAACCCTGCCAAAGAAGTTCCCGAATATTTACCGGCAGAAGGGCGATGATAATACAGAGAATCCTCAAGGGTGGGCCGGACTGATCATCGGCCTGGCTGATGGAAAGACCGACGACGAAAGTCTTGACCGGGTGATGAACAGCAACCTCTATAATGTCTTCATGGGCCTGGAGCAAAAGGCCATAGAATATTTCAGGTTTACCGAAGAAATGGAAAAAAGAAAAACGAAATGAAAGATTTTAGCGTTTCAGATTATATCGAATACTTCCTGGATGTTGCCGGCAAGCATAAGGATATCAATGGTTTTTATATCATGGATATCAACGAGCTGGAGACAAGCATCCGCAATGATCTTAAATACCCGGCCATGGTGCTGGTATCCATCACCGGTGGCATCGATGCTGAGAACGAGGATAATATACTGAACCGGCCAAAGGCGGGATTTATCATTATTGATCATGTAACTGAGGTTGATGATTTCGCCAGTGAGATACTGGCCATGGATAATACCTTCAAGATTGCCCAGCAGGTGCTGGCCAGGATCAAGAAGGATGCTGAATGCGATGGGGAGCTGGCGGATATCGATCCATCTACCATTAAATATGAGATGATGGGGCCTGTGTTTGACAATGACTGGGGATGGCTTTTCTCTTTTGATACGCTCTATTCGATTGGCGGCCTTGCGGTGGATCCTGATGTGTGGCTCGAGGAACCGAAGGCGGGGATGAGTGGACATAAATAAAAATTTGCTTCATTATCTTCGCTATAACAAACGATCTCTCCCCGGGCGGATATATCCTATACCCTGGATTGGACAAAATTTGTCAAAAAAAAGCCCCCCGGTTTCCCGGGAGGCTCATCAGAATCTGACCTGCGTTGTCACGACTGATGAAACAAATCATATTGATTGTTGAATTCGTTCT